TAATTCTCTTGCTCTTAGTTTTGCAATTGGATCATTATCAAATTGTGAAGTAATTTTCTTCTCTTCATTCATAAATTCTTCCATCATCTCAGCAATCAACTGTGCTTTTCTAGCTTCAATCTTTTGTTGAATCTGCATTGCTTGCATTTGCATCTGTTGAGCCATTTGTGGATTCTGTTGCATCATTTGTTGCATTTGTTGAAGTTGTTGCATCTCATCTCTAAACTCTAATTCAACTTGTTCTTGAGCCATTAAAGAAATATGTTCAAAAATATTTTTCTCTAAACTTGCCATGACCATTGGATTGTTTCTTGCCATATTCGTTGCCATGAAATTTAAGTGAGCGGTAATATGTGATCTGTGATCTTGACCAGGAAACGCTTGAAACTGTCTACCCCCTAAAGCATCAATGTGTTCTAACGCCGGATCTTTTGGTGTAGGTTGCATAGGTTTTACTAAAACACTATCAATATTTTTTACACCTAATGCTTCATACATATTTCTGTATGCTTGATACATATTGTGCATTTGTGGATTTGAGGTTGCCAGTTGGAGTTCCGTCTGCGCTAGTGAAATACGCTGTGTTTGAGAAAATATGTTGGGGTCAGCAACTGGCAATATATCTACTCTATCATCAAAATCTGATTGCATAATCATTCTTTGACCCCCAACGACATCATACGGATATTGTTGTGGTAGATATAACTTGAATACTCTTGCCATAAGTTTGAATTCATTCTTAAGTGCAGAGTAAATTCTTTTGTGTATTGCTGACATGGTTCTTGAACCACGTTCTAATAATGCAACTGTAGTTCCAACTGCTGCTTGTTGATTACCATCACCAACTTGCATATCTGCAATTGATGCAAATCTTTGACCTGCTTGAACAACCACACCCATTAATGCGAGTAAGGTTTGACTTGGTTCTTTAAACGGAAGCATCATAAATGAATCTCTTAAATTTCCACCTGGTGCATCTACATCTCTAAACTCTCCCGGTTGAATAGATTGTGCATCATCTCTAATTCTTATTCCTCTCATTTTAAAACCAGCTGGCAGATTAGATAACGTTCCCGCATCTAAGAGCTGTCTTAAAGCTGCGGTCGCTGTTCTTGACAGTCCACCAATCATGTGGATTAGACCGAAACCATAAAACCCTAAACCCGGTAAAAATTTAAAATGTACAAAATAATTTACTTTGTTTTTCTTTGGATCTCCAACTTCGTAGTTTCTTCTAATAGATAAAATTTCTCTTGATGATTCTTCTAAAGTTACAATGTATGGAAGTTTAATTCCTGACGGCTCACCAGTCTCGGGATTGACATCTTCAAAACCTTCAATGTCTAAATTCACGTGACACTCTAAAATTGTATATACATCTTCATTGTTAGTTTTAGAAATACCTTCTAATTCTCTTTCCTTTTTATCAACTTCAGATTCTTGATCAGCAGATTTTCCAAGTTCTATGTCTCTATAAAAACCTGCAATTTGTTGTTTACGTAATTCGTTTTCAGAAATTTTTACACGATGAATAATCGCTTCCGCATCGTCTAATGAGGTAGCAGTGTACGGAACGATTAAATCATCAGCAGGAACGAACTTTGATACCGCTCGTTCTTCCACCTCATCATAGTAAACTTTTTTAAAAGTAGAACCTGATAAAGGTAAATGGAATAACATAGAATCAAATTCTGGTTCATATTCTTTCATCTGATCCATTATTTGATAATTCATAAAATCTTTTACACGAGTTGCTTGTTGAACTTTTTCTGGAGTTTGTACTCCGATGATTTGAGTTCTTACTGGTCCATCTGCTGGTAGTAATTCTTTGTAGGCTAAAGATTGAAACTGTGTAACTGCTTCTGCAAGAACAGGGTGAGTTGCACCACTTGCACCGCTAAACGGTTCTGATCTTTGATCATATTTAAAACCTAAAAGATCTAAACCTTGTGTGTAAGTTTTTTCCCAATCTTTTCTTGATGAAACATAATCTTGATATTTAGAAGAAAGATCTGATGCCATTCTTCCTAAAACTTCGTCAGGTAAAAAATCTGCTAAGTTTGCATAATGTTCGTCACCACCTTCAGGTGTTGCAGCCTGAGGATCTAAATCAATATTTACAGAGCCATCTTCATTTTCTATGACTTCTACATCATCAGGTGACTCTTGTTCTTTTTGTACTTCTTCAACTACCTGTTCTTGAATTTCTTCTTCACCAGGAATTTCAAATTCTTTTCTTGGTTCGTTTGGAAGCGCTTTGTCTGTTGCCATTTATTTTCTCCGTAAGTTTAATTGTTTTAACAGTATTATAGGATAAATTCAAGCCCTGTGGCATGGGTCCTGATTTAGGGGGAATAGTTGTGGTTAAACGTTTAGTCATCAATCAATTTCTTTACGTCTTCAAGACTATCAATAATTTCAAATTCTGCATCAATATCTACATCTCCTTCAGGATTTATTCTACCTACTTCTTGAGCTTCATAATCAAACTGACCAGGATATTCGACTTCTTTACCAGTTTTAGGATCTATCCCTTTTTGTGGTTTAATATAAACAATTTCAGCAGGTGCACCTTTATCTGTTTTAAATCTTGCAGTAATGGATCCGGCATCTTCTAAAACTTCTGCACCTTTATATTCATGATATGCTCCAGACAATCTACCACCGGTTACCTTATCTAATTTATCCATGATGCCTTTATTTTTTACTGCATCGACTAAATTAAAAAATATTTTTTCTGCTTCGGTTGTTACTTTTTCTACAGCAGGTCCTGCTGCTTCCATACCTTTAACAACTGGTTTTAACATTCTTCCAAATACTGGTATTGATGCAATGCCTGCAGCAGCTTTCATAAATTTTCTTCTCTTCGGATCATATCCATCTGCAAAACCAATACGTCCACCATTAGCCATACCCATAATTCCTGTTCCAAAATTAGGATCAGAAGCTGCTTGTCTTTCTTTTAAAGTTTTTTCCAATCTTGGTTGTAATATTTGTGTGTCAAATTCTTCTGCTTTTTGTAATGCAAGTTGTTCACGTTCTGTTAAAGCAGGTGCTCCATATTGCGCACCAGATTGTTTCATCTGTGCAGAAAATAAATCTTCTTTTAATCCAAATTGATCTACATAGTTCGCTCTATCTCTTGCGTCACTAATAGGTACACCCATACCTAATGTTACAACGTTTAATAAAGTTTCTTTACCAGATCTTCCTTCACCTAAATCAAATGGAGCAAATGCTGCACCTAAAGCAAGTTCAGGTAAAACTGCAAATTTACTAACTTGTCTTGCACCGCTAGCAATTTGTGGTGCGTATTTTCCAAATAATTTTTTAGCTGTTTCAAAATCTTTAGATAAAATATCTTTAGCCATTCCAATATCACCCACAGCACCAAGAGTCGTGCCTCCTGTTCTTATTTGAAAATCTTTTATTTGATCTCTTATTAATGCTCTTTCAGGTCTTTTTATTTTATCTGCTGTAGTAACACCTGGTATTGTTTTTGCTTTTTCTATTTTAGTTTGTTTTATTAATTCTGGATTTAAATTTAATTGTCTATCTACATATTTTTTAAAATCATCAAACTGTTTTTCAGCATTAATTGTTGGAGCACCTATATATCTATTTTTAAAAAATGCCTTTACACCTATTTCTTTAAGTTTTTTATCTGCCTCTTCTTTTGTAATAAATCCTTGTTTTAAAGAATTTAAAATTACATCTTTTTCTCTATTAGCCGTTCTTAAAGCAATTTGTCCTTTTGAATAATCAGTTGCTACTCCTTTCGTATGTTCAAATTCAGCTGGATTTTTTTTCTGTAAAGGAGTTCCTGCTTTTTCTGATTGTAAAACATCTAATGCTTTTCCATAAGTTATATTGGTTCCGGGTACTTTAGTATTAGCAAATGCATTTGCTTGTTTTTTAAAAGATAGTCTTTTTTTATGTAATGGATGTTTGGTAATAGGTATAGATTTTTCAGGAACATCTGCAATAGGTTTTCCTGTTCCAGTTACCGGATGATATATTTTATTTCCCTCTTTAACTCCTACTATAGAATTATTAGGTCCACCTCTAACAATCTCTAAACTAGTATCACCTTTTTGTGCAGCTCTAACCATATCTGATAATAAAACATTGTCTTGAGTAAGTTGCCATGATCCAACATTTTTTTTAAATGCCTCTCCTCTTAATCTAGCTAAATCTTTTTCTCTTTTACCTAATTCATAGTATTGTTTTTTTTCATAAGCTTTTTTCTTTGCAACCCTTTCAGGTTTTGCTGCAGATATTCTAGCTCTTGTTAAAACTTTTTGAGGATCTTCTTGATAATATTTTCTGTGAAGTTCTCTTCTCTTTTCTACTCTTTCGGGAGTTTTTTCATAAAAAGCTCTTTGCTCAGTTCTAGCTAATGTTCTTACTTTTTCATATTTTGGATCTTTAGCAGGAAAACCATATTTATATTTATCAAAATCTCCATCAGGAAATTTTTTTTTAATTTCTTCAGTTACTTGTGGTTTTGGAGATCCTTCTGAAAATTCCTCTCTATCTAAACTCGGCAAAGTTTGACCCGGATTTTGTGCTACGAAATCTAATAGCTGTTGTTTTCTATCTTGCATGTAAGTGGTTCCTTCATCAACACTTAATGCACCTTTCTCAACAGCCTTATCTAAAATAGATTGTAACTTTACAGTCATTTCATTTTTAGGAAACCCACCAATAAAACCTTTTATGAAAGGTTCAACTTCAGTTTGAAACACTTCTTTTGTGTAAGGTTTTTCTTGTGGTATGATCTGTTCTTGAATTGGTTTTCTAGGAGGTCTGACAAGATCAGCTTTTGCTAATTTAAATTTTCCAATCTCCATTTTACAGCCCCATTAAATACTGTAAGCCACCTTTTGAGTTCTTTTTTCTTGTGCCTAAAAAATATTCTATTGGTTGAGCTTCATCTGCTGCTTTCTTCATAGCCTCTTCCATTTTCTTATATCCTTCAGGATCATTTTGTTTTGCAAATCTATCCATCTCTCCTGCTATCTCTGGATCAGAAATATTTAGAGTTCCAGTTTTTTTCATAGACTCCATACTTTTTACAGGTTTGTTTTTAAGATTTTGTAAAAGAGGTATTTTAAGTTCGTCGTATGCCATACCATATGCATTTAATATATCTTTTTGATCAAACATATTTCTATCTACACCTAGTTCTTCTAACATAGTGTCGACTGCAACGTCAGCATCATATTTAATATCATCAGTTGTAAAAATATTATTAACTGCTTTTTTAATTTCGTCTTTTAAATTTTTACCCTTTTTAGATAGAAACTTAGCTAGTTTAACTCCAGAACCAAAAGCATACATTGCTCTGTTAATACCACCTTCTGAATTTTCTGTTCTATCTGTTGGATCAAAATCTTTTAACATTTTTTCTTGATCAACTTCTTTTTTAATCTGTTCTAATTCTTCATTAGACATTCCTTTTGGTGCATCAGGATTTCTTTTAATATCAAACATACCAGATTGTTCTAAAATCTCATCAATGCTTTTTGTTGATTTACCCATTCGCTCAAGTTCAATCATTTCTTCAGCCACATTCTTAACATCCATTAATGGATCTGCTCCAAACTCTTTTACAAATATATCTATTGCATCTGCTTTTTCTGGTACTTGAATTCCTGCTCTATCTAAAATTTTTCTAGCTGCTGTTCTAGTTAATCCTGTTGCAAGATCCATGCCAGGTTGTTTCATTTCTTTTAAGGTCTCAATACCTTTTTCTAATTTTTGCATTACTGGACTGGTTCCTGGTGCCTGACTCGGGATTTCTTTTTTCGGTGGATTTTTAATTGAAGTGATTCCACCTTCACCAGGTCTAGGTGCTTTGGGTTGTTTGAATACTTGTTCGATTTGTCTTTTTAATAAATCATTAACTTCACCAAATTCACGTTTTGCAAAATCCATTGCTTGATCAACAGATTTAATTACACCTGAATTAGCTAGACTTCGAAGTGATGCTAAAAATCTTATTATTGGGTTCATTAGTAATATGTCCTTTGTTTTTGTGGCAATGGTTCATCCTGATAGTCTTCAGGGTGTTCTATTAAACCACCTTGTCTAAATCTCATAACCGCCTGAGTCATCGAGTCCACTAAATCATCGTGGTCTCCAAATGGGAAAGCTGCACATTCTTCAATTACTTCCTGTGCAAACTCCATATCTTTGGGCGCCCATATTCTCCCTGACTCAAACAGCGGAGAGACACTGTTGACCCTCGTGTGCTTATCGTTGCCTTTTGAGGGTGAGAAATTTATAACAGGAATCCCAGCTTTTCGCAACTCATATGTTAGAGGTAGACCAGATGCCTTAGATTCAATGATAACTGTTTCCGGTTGCCAGTATCCGTATTGGTCAAGTGCAATACGCCGTAGTTCTGGAAACTCGTATCTTCCTTTCAATGCATCTAATAATATTAAATGTTTCCCGGAATCTTCAGATGGTGTGAACACACCCCAAGTTGTTATTGCAGAGTAGTCCGCAGTTTCTTTTTTCATAAATGCAGTGTCATAACTTTGTATAATATGTTCTACCGGAGGCATTTGTTCTGATTCCCAGTTCTGCCACCACTCTCTTTTGATCAACGCTCCTTCTTCTCCAGTTGGATTTTGCATGTACTGAGCGTTCCATTTTGATAATGGAATTGATGCACGAACCGATTCTAAATCTTTCAGGGACCAGTATTCAGGCCACAGGGGTTCACCATCAGGCATAATAGCTGGGAATTGAATTACTTCCCACTGATCTGCTTTAGGTTCTTTTTGTGCTTTGATCAGGCGTCCGGCTAAATCTTTTTCATTCCATCTTGTCATTACGATTACAATTGTTCCACCAGGTTGCAAACGTTGTCGAGGACCTGATGTATACCATTCATAAGTTCTATCTAAAGCTTGTGCATTCATTGCATCTTGTTCAGTGTGTGGGTCATCAATAATTAATAAGTCCGCACCCCGTCCAGTAATTGCAGATCCAACACCAGCAGCATAA